GGGGACGTTACTGCTTGCAGAGACATATATCCTTCGATACAGTCACGTGCAATCGGTGGGTTCGCCTCGTCTAAATTTGAGACAAATCCACCGTCACCAGCGCGATCCTCCTGTGACTTACCAAGGGGTATCCTAAATCGTAAAGACTTCGGGACTGCACGCACTAGTTGAACGAATGGTTTCAGAAATCTCCTATCACAACCGTATCCGAGGACGCGGTGCGACAGGGCTCGTATTCCATTCGCCAGTTTATACACCGATAAAGGTGTCGTGAGGGTCTGCTTAAGGTAGACAGGTTTAACGTCAACCCCCAGGTAGTAGTGGCTCCCACATGATTCGCGAAATGGACCAGAATAAAAAGACTTATCATGATTCACAACGAACCCTAGGAACTTACAGAACCCGGAATAGAGGTGAAAACATTCGGATGGGATAATTACATCATCACCATACGCATTAATCCACTTAGACTGGTCTTCTAAACCAGCATACTCCGCGACCGCTTTGGCTGCGCAGTAGAAGATTAACGACTCGAGCGGAAATGTGAACCCGTTCCCCATACTGGAGAACTTGGACCACAAAAGCTTTTCGTCCGAGCCTGTTTTCACGCCGAAATGCGACCTACTTGCATTCAACCACTCAAACCAATCAGGAGGTAATAGTTCCCTGACCAACTCAAGTGAAATGCTGTCACTCGCCGAAGAGAAGTCAACGGTGGCAAGGCCGTGCACTAATGCGTGCTTAGCCCGCCACTGGTTCACCTCCTGAGAGCGTAGATCAACACCGCGTTTCCTTAAACGCTTAGACATAACCTCGCCGATGCCTAGTTGGAACCATAAATTGATACCCGGTTCCACGCATATGACGCGGTCTGCCTTTGCATCTTTTGGAACAGTGACAATAGTGTTCCCGACCTCAAACCTAGGAAAGCCGCTGTTAAGCAGCTGCCTAAACCAGAGCGGGTACATCGCCATCAAAGGAACTTCCTTCAGACCGTCGGTGGAGAGTAAAAACCTCTCTCCTTCGATCCAACGCGGTTCCTCGTCCTCTATCTTTTCGAGGTGCGACGACATAACCAGGGAATACAGATCTCGCGTTATCCCAGCTTCACGCTGGAACTTGTTGACACCAGTCGCTTGAACACCTTTGACGGTATTCGTCACACCTGGTCCCCAATGCGCGTGGTCTAGCACCTCAAGCACGTTAAAGTCGCCAAGAACCTGGGATATTTTACGACGGGTTGCGTGAAGCAACCATACGTTCGAACCCCTATATGAAGGGTCCGAATCCAGGTTTCTAAAACGACGATTCGTATCGCGGCAGAGTCCCTCGAATTCAGAGAACTTCTGCAGTGCAACCTGTTTGCGATCCCAGCCAACTTTTAGAAAGTCAGCCTTAGAAAGTAACTTGGTAGCACAGTACGCGTCCCGAAAGTCTCCTGGACTTTTATAGTCCAAGGGATCAACCACTAGCTTCACCAGCTGTTCGTGCTCAAAATGTCTGAACATTAAACAGACCGACAAAGCGCGCGGACAATCGAGAGACTCAAGATACTGCTCCACGACCTCGGAGGTAACCCCCGAATCAACGCGGAAATCACGAAGTAGCTTTGTAGCATCCTTCAAACTAGACTTCTCAGAAGATCTAGGCATGTTTGCGTACTCCTTGTTGGGTTGGCGGAGGTTCTAGCTTTCGCTAGTACACGCCTTCCAGATCGAGGATAGCAGGAACCATCGGCGACCCGGTAAGTTGGGTCGGAGACAGATCCGATGCTTGGAGTTTCAACACCAAAAGACCAACGACGTAAGACAGGAATACTTGTCTGTCAGCCGCCGTACAACGGTCCGGAATCAAGAACTCCAGGTTGGCAGTCAGATCGTAGGCTTTAGTCGGGCCGGGTGTTATCCCGGAGGCCGCGGGCCCTAAATCTGATTCCAGTACCGGATACACAAACTTGCCCTGCACCCGGAACACCTTGGACGTCCTAGTGGGCGTCCGGAGTGAGAAGGTGAAGGATGGGTAACCATCGGGAATACCACCCCGGCGATCCACCCACCTCGCAATCCCTTGGGGGAGAAGAATCCCTCCTGGGGAAAACGAACCATCGGTTGCAACAGTGGCCGAGTTAGTGAGCGCAGACAACACGCTCACCGCCTGGTCACCTACAAGACCGGAATGGTTGTAAATCGCTGCAATAGCAGACATTGTTGTCTTTCTTAACGTAGACGAACGGTTTTATAGAGGAGGGCAAGTGCATTGGCGACGTGAAGAGCCGAAAACGGATTCTTGAATGAAGGTGGGACACTGCTAGGCCACTCGTTCAGAGTGGTTCGCGTTATGTTCACCACCTCATCTCGATACTCCGCGCCGGATACGTCAACCGAGAGTAATGTCCCAGTACCTTGACCGGTATAGGGAACTCGCCCTGACAACGTGTGTCCAGTGACTATTATCTGCTCGTACACGGTCTTGCACCCTTTCTCAAAAGCCAACCCGAAGGTTGAGTCTAAAGTCGAGATGTAGTTTCCGATTGGAACAAACCAGTCGTAGACAAACGACCATGGAAGCAACTCCCACGCAATCAGGAGGGGATTGGTAATCCCAACCTGTGCTAGTGAATGATTCACTGGGGATGTTGACCAGTACGCCACGTATTTTACCGTGACTTTACGCCGCACTTTGCGGGAAAGCTTGAATGGAGCAGCACCCGAAGGCGCAATTCCATCCACCCACATCGTTTGGGAGGCCGACTTAACCACCCTAGTCCGGACTTCGCGGATGACATGCTGAGCGAGAAGCTCAGCAGCACCGACAACGTCCTTTAAGAGAGGTATCCAGCCGTACTGTAACTCCAGCCAAGTATTGGCGATAGCCTTTGCTTGGTCTTCCTTCCACGTCTTAGAATATCGGCGCTGCCGGGAGGCAGACACTTTTATCCCAAGGGCGGATGCCGCCCCAGCGAGATTACCCTTCTTCAGGGATTTGATCGCGCTGTCTACCCGCTTGATAGTACTTACTAACAAACGAGCGGTCTGACCTCTCTCTGCGAACGTCTGGGCCAAGTTTGCCTTCTGGTCTTTCGACTCAAGAAGGAGCCTGGTTACCGCACGCTCGTTGAGGTAGTTGAGGTCAATCGCCGGCAATGATGCTGGTGCTAAATCAGGATATGTCCCGCCTACGTAGGTTGGCACTCCGAAGAGCGCGCCTTCATAAGTAGATGTCGTCAAGCCAACCTTCCCGTTAGGGAGGTTTTCTCCAACACTCGAAAGACGAAGCGTCCCGTAAGGATACTGAGTCTTCCGTATGACAAACGAAAAAGGATTCATCGGCAAGTCAAACCGACGAGTAGCCTTGTTCCGAAACCCGGAATGAAAACCGGGCGTCCTGACCCATGTGCGACTTCGTTCGTAGCCACTCGTTAATGCAGAGCCAATCGTACCGTCAAAAGACACGTTTCCGTGCCAATCGACAACACGAAGATTTAAAGGCTCCACACGCGGGTTAGTCACGTAATCAGTCGGCATGTTCCACTCCTAATGGGTTGAAAGAATTCCCAAGGGAGTCAGCTCTAAGACCACATCGACCTCACGAAGGAATACAGTTTCTGCACCAAAAGACATAACACGGTGCACAGGTGTTTTGCATGCTGCGAAGCACGCTTCTTCATGAGGGCTCCAATGATCTGTAACTGAACATCTGGCACGTTCTGCGTGTCGGAGGCCTAAAGGCCACCAAAGTACCACCCGGAAAAGACCCACTCAACCTGATGCTGATTTAATCTAGCAGAGAAGGAATGAGTGGGAGGATGACGTAGCACACAAAACCCAGTCTCATTTACATGAAGGCTGGGTATGAAGAGGAAGCTAAGATAGCCTGCCCACGTACTGTGAGCGCGGTTATTCGACTCGGATCACTTGCGTAGAC